ACTGTGCCTGCGGATCCAGAAACGGACAAGCTGCCGGTTAACCCTAAAGATCCGGTAATTTGAGCGGAGCCAGAGTAAGGGAACGGAGAAACGTAACCGGCTAAATAAGATGCTGTTAGTGCGTAAGAAGAAGAAACAGCCGTCAAAGCGTAAGAAGAAGTTCCAATCAAAGATCCACTAAAAGACCCAGAAAAAGATCCTGTGCCCGATAGAGCTATTAATGCAAAAGAGGCACTAGTGGCGTAAGAGGCCGAAGTTGCAGTTTGAGCGTTTCCGGTAATAGACACTCCCAAGCTATTAGAGGCTATCCATTTAGAGGTAGCGTTGTTCCACATTAAAGCGTATTGGTCTATGCCTGAACCTTCGGTAATGTTAACGTCCGATAGTCCGGCCAAGGTTGCCGCTGTAACGTTTCCACTTCCTCCACTAATACCACCGATACTTCTGAATAGACCTCCAGGGACTATGGCGTAGGTAGCAGAGTTGGTAAAGTTTGCGTTGTTCTTTACTATCAAAGATCCCAAGTAAATGGCGTTTGCGGCCGTATTTGGAGCCTCGATAAAGTTTTCTACGTTGATTGCGGCCGTTGCAGTCGCTTGATCCGTGTAGTAAGCGTTACCGTAGTAAACGATTATGGCCTTTGTTGCCGANTTGGGGAACCAATAGACTCTTTGTATTGTCCAGTTACCGCCNCCNNNTGCAGGGACAGCGGTCAAAACACCGTTGTTTGAGTAACGGGCCGGGTCGATNCTTAAGTACCCTGCGCCGTTGTTGGTATCGTAGACCCAATTATTTGTGCCTGACCCTGATTGATAATATCTCCATATCTTTGACACGTTGGTACCTTGGTCTGCAGAAACGTAAGCTGGGTTGTTTGGATCTACTGTATAGTTGGCGCCGTCCTGATAAGCGGTACCGGAACCTATTACCAAACTACCGGTAGAAGATCCGCTAGGAGACAAAGAAAACCCGGAAAGCTTTAACGGTCCAAACGCTCTTGAAAAAACGCTGGATCTTTGCTTCCAACCATAGGCCACAGTAGGCTGGGTCTTGACCGCGCTTATGGTAGAGTGGTTGTTGTGAGTTACTACGCCTATAGATATTAGCGTATCGAATTGACCAGCTACGTAAGGCGTACCCTGAACGTATATAGAAGCCGCTCCGCTAGTGTATTGAATGGAAACAAACGATTGATCGTAAGAGGCGCTTAAAGGCGCAATAGAGGCAGATAAATTTGGCCAGTTTAAATATTGAATCGTTGGGTAAGGATTCGATGCAATATTAGCGTTCATGTTTACGATAATACCGCTACCAGATCCGACTTGATACACCGTAGAAGATTGGGACGTAATTACGCCTCCGTTAAATAAACCGGTGTATAAATTACCCTCTAGCCATCTTAATCTTGTAGTATTTGCGTAACCTGCGCCGTTCTGAGAAAAGTACAAGTCCTGAGTCGACCCAGAGACGAATATGTACGATGCTGATATTGAACTGTTTATATTAGAGCTGACAGGTAAAAATTGTAAGTTGCCGTTTACGCTTGTATCGCCGTAAATATTAATATTGTAGGGAAATACTCCTTGAGATCCGGATACAGTTAAGCTACCGCTGAGTAATGTTTTGCCTAACAGTGTGTTATCACCCGATTGAAGGGTTGAACCTGTTATATTAAAAGACCCGGTTAAAATCAAGCTTCCTGTTATTTTTGCGCTGCCCGTATACGGAAAGCTAGACGCATTCAATACGTACGATGCCGTCTGAGAAAAGGAAGAGCTTATCGCACTAGATGCAGTATAAGAATAAGAAGAACTGATCGATACTAAAGACGCTGATGAATTCTGCGCGTAAGATGCACTCAACGAATAAGAAGACGTCTGCGAAAAGGACGAGGTAATTGCATTAGACGCAGAAGTTGCCTGAGACGCAGTACCAAATAACGATCCAGTAATGCTACCACTTACTGATAAGCTTCCCGTTATACTCGTAGATCCAGTAACTATCAAAGATCCAGAGATGAGTAGAGTATCGGCGTTTGAAGAGAATAAGTTTCCTGTACTTCCTGAGATGGACAAACTGCCCGTTATCGTTTGAGATCCTGATATTAGTAAGCTCCCGGTGATGATAGCGGATCCAGAAAATGGAAATCCATTGCCGCTAAGACTGTAAGAAGCCGTTTGTGCAAAAGAAGAACTTATTGCATTAGACGATGAATAAGAGTAAGAACTAGATATAGATACTAGCGACGCTGATGAATTTACAGCCCAAGAAGCAGTAGTCGCGTACGATGCGCTTACAGAATTTAGTACGTAAGATGCGGTGATCGCTTGAGACGCAGTACCCAATAACGATCCAGTAAACCCTAAAGTAGAAGACACGCTGCCAGAAACTATTTCATTTCCGTATACAGTCAAGCTTCCAGTCATTAGAACGCTACCGGTAAATACCTGTCTATTGGAAAGCGAGTTACCGAACACGTTAGATCCACTGCTGTATTCTTGAGAAGCGGTAATAGTCTGCACTATCAAAGTTTGCGCAGTCAAAGTTCCCGTAACTAGCACATTCGACGCAGTAAAGTTATTTGCGTAAGACGAAGTCGCAGCGTAAGACGCGCTTAAACCTTGGGAAGAGTAAGACGAAGTCCCAAATAAGCTGCCAGTGATGCCCCCTTTAGCCAGGATGCTGCCAGTTACAATAAGGCTACTACTAATATAGGCATTACTATTAGGCGCAAGGGTGAGTATTGGATTGTGATCTCCACCCAAACCGTTGAAAAAATAAGTAGATTTACCGTCTGTGTAGTTGCCTATGTAAAAGTCGTTACCGACGTTGTACAAGTATCCATCGTTAGAGAATCCAGGTCCAGATCCAACGTTGCCGTTGTAGTTCTGTCCGTTTATGCCCAAGTCTACGTAGTAATTGTTTTCGTCTCCGTTGTTGGAAGTGGCGACTATATCGGAAGACACGATGTTACCTGCGTTTGTGTTCTGTATGTTTAGTTGTAAATAGTTGTTTAGATTGCCCTTACCGCTTATGACGTTGAAAGAAGAAGTGGAGGGCTGCCACACGTACAGAGCCTCAGGATTTGCGCTAGTGTAACCAGTCTGATTGATTACTATAGTCGAGGCCGTCTGATAAATAGAACTAGCACTCAAATAATTTGAACCGGACCATAAGGCTAAATACCTAGGAATTCCTCCTAATACGCTCGATGCGGTATCGGATTGTTTTGAGTACGACGAACTTATTGCATAAGAAGCAGTTAATGCGTAAGATGCTGTATTAGCTTGCAAAGCTGTTGATGAACTAATAGCATAGCTACTTGATAAAGCATACGATGCACTTGTTGCAAAGGAACTACTTACAGCTTGAAGCACGTAAGAAGCTGTTTGCGCGTAAGACGCGGAAGTAATGCTACCACTCAACGTGCCATTTACGCTACCACTAAAAGTCCCAGTAAAGGATCCGGTAAAAGATCCGCTTAAAGGATAACCGAGTTGTTTATTTTTTACAAATGACATGTTTATGCGAATTTACCGATTGCGTATATTGTATCTTGTGAATCAAAACCGAATCCTAGCGTAGCTGCATTTATGGTCAACGTACTGGTATTATTTTGATTGTCTACGAAACTCGTGATAGCACCGGGATCTATCAGCGTTGAGTTGACAAAGAAATTAAAATTAGACGAGCTATTGTTCGGTATATTATATCCTGCAGGAGGAACAGCCCAACCAGATGCAAAAATAACGCTATTTGAAGAAACGTAAGTTCCTTGAATCTGTTTAGTTTGAACTAGATACGATGTTACAGACGCAGGCAAAGTTCCGCTATTATTGTTAGTAATATTAGTAACGTTCACTGAATCATTGGCTGCTACAGATGCAACAGTACTAGATTTTGATTTCGCTAAATTTGCTTGGAATTGTTCTGAGCTATTCGCTACTTCTAATCCAAAAGATATATTAGCGACACTAAACACTCTATTTCCTGCCGCTACTTTTGCGTTTATGGAATCAGGTATCAAATACCCATTCAACTTCAAAGTGAATTGATTTCTAACCGACCTATCTGTACCTATATTGTATTGTATTGTTTCTTCAAAACTGTCTATTTCAGTATAGAATAAAAATTTATTGGGATCTCCCCAATAACTTCTGGACGCAAAGTTAAGAGATTCAATAAGTTTATCCATTTGCTCTACGTAATAAGTCCAAACCAAACAAGAATAGCTCACCGTAACGTAATCTGGGGTTACAGACACCATGTATTTTTTTGTGGGCACTCTAGAATTCAATACATTGAAATTAGAATACACGTTTCTTCTATCGTAAGAGCTTTCAAAATACTGTAGATTGTGAGCTTGATTACCGTCTAATTTGAATCCAAGATTTCTATTTTGCTCTATACCAGTCCTTCTAAAAAAAATTAATGGCGCCATTAATTTGTCAGATCTATCTCTCAAATATCCCTCTAACTGTATGTCTTTCCAATTCTCTTGATTACCATAAAATACTGGTACTGGCACTCTAGAACCATTTTGAGTTACAGATAGTTTTAATACATTATCAAAGTAGTATTTTAATGCTTCGTCAAAATCTTTTATGCCTATAGAAAAATCTTTATCTGTATCCTTTCTAGTGGTAATTTCTAAAGCTCTATTTATTTCAGGCTGCCCCAATTTTTGCGGTTCAGAAAATACCACATTAGGATTTCCTTGGGTAGGCAGGTAAGGAGTTACCAACTTATCCATGAATTCTTGTCTATTCTGAGGTCTAGTTATTTGATTTGCCATTATTAAATTCTTTGTATTTGTATGCCAAGTCTATCAGGACTCGTATAGTGAGCTTCCAGTATTACTGAAAAAGAAGCGCCAAATTTGTCTAATCCTTCCGAATAAGAGTAGTCTGGGTCTTTTCCTAATATCTTTTGGTTTTCGTTAACGTTATCTACCTCGTAATATCTTTCGTTGTACATTACTATATCGCCCACTTCAGGTATTATGTTTGCAGTATCAAGATGATCTTTAAAAAATCTAAATTTCATCTTTCTAACAGAATCAGTAGACACGTCGTTCCAGTCTTCAACTCCAAAATCTCCCCTCTCCACTAAAACGTACAATAAAACTGGGCCGACATATTGCTTTTCTAGAGCTTCTCCATAAATGTTTGGTGGAGTGTCAGATAGCATAATCTTATAATAACCGCACTGTTGACTCGCTACGTTTTCAACAAATTCTTTTGTAATTCCTTTGAACACATTTATGTCTTTGATCGATCCGAATATTGCCATATTAATAAATTACAAAATTATCCAATATAAATAAAAAGTGGCACTTGATTTAGTGTATTAGACATAGAATCGTTTTCAGATTGTTTTCTTTCAAGTTGAGCCTTTCTAGTCATGTCTTCTAAGTCCTGCCTAAGTTTCTCTCTCAAAGAAGTTTGCGCATCTTTCGCTTTTGAAATTAAATCTGCGCCATTAAGAGTTACTTCTGCGCCGGGTATGGCTACTGTTTGATACTTTCCTCTAATTAATCCAAGTAATTCGGAAGCCAATGCCAAAGTGTATTCGTAAATCCACTGTCTTCCTGGTTGATTGATCTGCGTATAAGTCATTGTTCCGTAAGGCACATTAGAAGGATTCGTAATAAGCCCTTGATTCGTTCCGTAAGGACTATTTTTAGAATTACTCGAATAGTCGCTCTTCAAAGAGTATTCTATCCAAAGATTCAATCCCCCAACGTTGGGAATAGGAAATATAGTTAATATATTGTTAGTTAGTTCGAAAGAAAATGCCGACCTTCTCACCATATTCGACATCTCGATCTCTTGGATCCTTTGAATGTCGAAGTATACGGGAAACAGTTGAAAATTTAGACCGGGAGAGTAACTCGCCCATCCAAAATTCTCAGTTGCGCCCTGATAATTTATCGATCCACCTATGTAAGGATCGTAATACTGATTGGTCGCTGGTTGATTTTGATAAAATATTCTTTGAATGATCAATCTATCGCTACCTGTAGAGGATATAATTCCTTTTTGTACAGCCCACGCTTGCATATCGTACGTCTGTTGACTCGCAGTCAGCATTAATGAACCAGTATACCAAGTCATTAAACCACCTACGCCTATATAAGATCCGTAATTATCTGATATATTGACTATAGAATTAATGGTAGGAACGATCAATTGATTGTTTAGCAAAGAAGACGTAGAAGATCCTTCCAATCCAAAGTAGTTGTCTTTTATTTTCGATTGGTACACTTCTTCCGAGTAAATAGATACCGCTTCTTCGAAACACGCGTATATTTGCGTGTCTTGAAGTTCGACCTCCATTACTGGATAACCCAATTTTGTAGCTACGTAATTGGCCACTTTAGGACCGTCCGATTGGAATTTGGGATCTGTATCGTAAAATCCAAAAGGAGTAGATCCAGATATGGGTTGCGCGCTTCCTGTATAAATTATAGGATTTGACATTAGTCAGATAGTTGTTTGTATATTTCTAAAAGTGGTTCCACTATAGGATCCCTGTGATTTGTTTTTAGTGTCACAACTTCGAAACCGTCTACGTTTTTAAAATTTGTACAGATAAAATGAAAGCCGGAGTCTTTTTTGTTTTTTAAATCCACTTGAGCGATGTCCCCACACATTATCATTTTTGTACCTATACAAATTCTTCCAATCAATAATTCCATTTGTCGATGAGTTATGTTTTGACTTTCGTCTACAACTACGCAGCAGTCGCTTAAGTTTCGGCCTCGCATAAACGCCAATGGAATCACTTCTATCCGACCCTCTATCAATTCCTTGTCTATCTTTTCTTTGTTGTACAACCTATACATGTTATCGTATATGGCTGCGGTGTAAGGAGCCAACTTTTCCTCTTTAGACCCGGGTAAAAATCCAATATCTTCTCCGGAAGTGACTGCTGGTCTAGTTAAAATGATCCTCTGTACGTCTTTTTTAAATAAAAGATCTAAGGCGACTTGAGCTGCGACTAGGGATTTTCCAGATCCTGCTTGACCCTTTAAAACCGTTATTTTGTTTTGCATTATGACCTGTTTTGCGGCCTTTTGTTCTTCGTTCAATTGTACATTGAACTTTATGTTCCCTTTTATCCTCTTTTTTTGTGACTCTAGTTCTTGGCTCATGTAACTCATTTAGATATAAATATGGCGCAAAAGCGTATGTTATAACTTAGAAAATTTACCTGAGGATCTATTCATGTTTCGATTGCGTAAAAAGTCTCTTCTCTCTTCGTATTTTCTTGTTCCATCATCTTTTCCGTGTCTTTCTATAAACCAAGGAAGAGAAAACCTACCTTTTGCTTTTTGTTTAAGTTTAGTCTTTGAATCTTCTGAGTGGGCTTTTCCATACATGCCATTATTTTCTCCTGACATAGCTATTTTCATGTGTTCTTTGAACGCGTTGAATTCTTCTGATCCTTCGCGGCCTATCCAATTATTTCCTCCTACTTTTGTATTTTCTGTCATGTTGTATCCGTTCCTAATGCTATCGTATTTTACTATGTACTCGTATTCTTTAGCAACGGCTTCTGCTAACGTGTCTGCGGTGTCTATAATTTTGTGGTCTATCTCGTCCCATCCGTACTTGTTAATAGCCCAATAAAATTCGTGTCTTACTTTCTTTGAAGCTTTGTGTTTGTGCGTAGTCATTCTTTTATCGTAGTCGTTCGTGCGGCCTACGTAATACTTTCCGTTCGGAAATGTAAACAGATAAATGTAATGTTCCATAGAATTCTTTTATATAAATATATGAGTTTTATGGTAAATACAAAAAAATGCCCCAATAAATTGGGGCACTTTATTTTTAAGTATCGAGTTAGTGTTAATTTAATTACACAATGTTCAAATCTGATACTACAACACCTCCATAAAATTCCGGCCTGATCATGGTCATCGCGTAACGAGTCATGATGCCTTTTCTTGGAGTGAAAGTCGTAGGATCGTAGATCAATGGAGTCATGATCAATGGAACGTACGGAGAGTATACAGCGCCACATTCTAAGAACTGGTTGCCTCTGAAACCTAACAAGATGAAGTTTTCCAACATGTAAGGGTTTTTGTATACTTTGTAACGGCTGTTCAAGCTACCAATTTTCTGAACACCAAAAGCGTATTTCATTGTGTCAGCTGCACCGTCTGTATCAGCAGCAAATCCTGGGATTGATTCCAAAATTGTTGCGATAGCCGGAGAAACTACCAAGAAGTTAGCGCCGCCACGTAAAGTACGTTGGTGGATGATGTTAGATACTTTTTGTAATTTGATACCGATTGTTTGGAACCAAGTCATTTGGTTGTAGTAAACGCCTGCAGTATTGCTGTCGAATCCTGTTTTGGTGCTATTGATTTGGTTACCAACTTTAGCTGACCAATACTCAACTGTAGGAGCGTTTTGGATCAACATGTCTAAGATTTCTAAGTCGATCTCTAAAGAGATGTACTCGGACAATAAACCTGTCAATTCAGCTTCTGCGTCCAAGCTATGGTAAGCGTTCAAGTCTTGAGCAAATTCCGGAGTCCATTGTGCTTTCAACTTACGAGTTTTAGCAGAGATGGTCTGAGATTTCATTTGCACGTTAACTTCTGGGATAGCAATCTGAGTTGCGCTGTACGCGTTGGGTACAGAGAAACCTTGTGTAGAAGATCGGTCTTCGAAATCGCCTCTTGCATTGAAGTCAGTCTGTTTGTTGTAGTTAACTGTCAATACAGAAGAACCAGTAATTTGGTTATAACTTGGTTGACCTAAAGAGCCTGAATAGAAGAAAGTGATTGTGTTAGCAGTTGCATCGTATTTAGTGAACTGATTCAAAGTAGTTGCTGGAGAGATTAAAGATCCAGAGCTTAATTCGAATGCTCTTACACCTAAAGTATTAAAAGCAGGTAATGCAGTAGACGCTGCAGCCAAAGTAAATTTAAATATACCAGTAGCCGCTAAAGTGTTCGTTGAAGCTTGAGAAGCCAAAGAAGCACTGTATGTACTATCGAAGTTAACGTCAGCAAAAGTTACAGCAGATCCTGTACTAATAGATGCGGATACTGAAGCTGAAAAAGCATTCAATGAGTAGTTAAAAGTACCAGCGCCGTATAAACCACCGCTAGCGGCGTTACCGAAGTTAGCTGTTTGAGCACCGTACACAGAACCGTTATATCCAAAAGGAGAAGCGATTCCGTTTGCACCGCCGTATTGGAAGTCCAAATAGAATACCAAACCTGCAGGTAGGTTCATTGGTTGTACGCTAACGAATTCTTTCGCAGCCAATTGACCAAAGATTTTACGAACCAATGGTAAAGCAACGCCTGCCCACTGTTCACCTGTACCCGCAGTAAAGTTAGCACCACTACCGGCTGATACGTTACCGTTTGTTTGAGAAGATTCAACGATTAATTGTTTCGCTTGACTCTCAAGGATGATCGCCATGTTAGCGCGATCGTAGTCTTGCAGGCCTTCCAAAAGACCTGATTTTGCCCATTTTTTAGACAAACGCTGAGCTACAGTGAACTGAGCTTGTTGTGCATTTTGAGCAGACTCGTTTAGTAAATTTTGTACTAAGTTTGCCATAATTTGTTATTTAATTTTGTTTTTTTGTTATTTGGTTATTTTTTGATACCGGCCAATTTTTGCATTCTTGCAATAAAAGGATCGGCTTCTGTGATGTTTTGTTTAGGAGCAATTCCTGATGGTTTTGATGCGAAACCGTTGTAACTTTCTCTAAGCTGTCTTTTAGGAGCTGTGATAGATTCGTTCAAAGTAGAGAAGATGTTTTTAACTTCTTTTACGTTTGAAGCTCTATCGAAAGCGTTTACAACTTTTACTTTTTGAGATTCTGTCAAAGATTTGGCTTTGAAAATCTTATTCATGTAAAGTAATTTAGCATTCAAAAGATTAACTTCTTGCAAAGAACTTCTCAATTCTTCGATGGCTTTTTTAGCCTCTTCCATTTCTTTTTTGTGCTTCTTTTCTTCCACTTTGTGTTTGCGTTCTTCGATGTTGCTATGTAATTTAGCAACGGGCTCGCCTCGGTCAATCTTATCTTGTACTGCCTTCGGTGAATATTCGCTTTTGTATTTTTCCACGCCCTTTTTAATTGCACTGCCGACTTTTTTAATAGCGCTGCCGAATCCCTCTTCTAAGTCTTCTTCAAGATCTTCTTCGAGGTCTTCTTCTAAATCTTCTTCAAGTTCTTCTTCTTCGTCGTCTTCGCCCAAAATTTCATCAAGATCGATATCAGCTTCGTCGCCTTCTGCAGCTTCGTCGCCTGCGATGAATGGAGCAAGAGCTTGTTTAAGTTGACCAAAAGTTAAAACAATTTCTTCGTCGCCTTCGTGATCTTCTTCTTCTTCACCTTCTTCTTCTCCACCTTCTTCTTCATCGTCTTCTTCTTCGTCGCCTTCTTCATCGTCTTCTTCCAAATGGCGGCCTTCTTCTTCGTAATCTTCGTCCATTTCTTCTAATTCACCTAAGATTTCTTCCAATGAAGTTTCGTCTAAGTCTTCTTCCAAATCTTCTTCAAGATCTTCTTCAAGATCTTCTTCAAGATCTTCTTCTAAGTCTTCTTCCATTTTGTGATGACGTTTACGCTCTTCCATTTTTTTGTGGTGTTTACGTTCTTCCATCTTACGATGACGTGATTCTTCTAAGTCTTCTTCAAGATCTTCTTCTAAGTCTTCTTCAAGATCTTCTTCTAAGTCTTCTTCAAGATCTTCTGGATAATCACCATGGCCTTTTTTTGGCGCACGCTTATTATAAGAAGCTGAAAACTTAGTGCCGTGTTCTTCTGGCGTTCCTAATTTTTTTCTGATGTCTTTGTAAATTGGCTCGTGATCTGATTCTTCAAGATCTTCTTCGAGGTCCTCTTTCATTGATTTTTTGACCATTGCTTCTACTTGAGGAGCGAAAGTCTCTTGCAATGTTGCTTTTGCATTGGCTATTGCGCTAGCTCTTAGTGCCTTTGCGTCAGCGATTGCTTGTGTGTACAAGTTCTCTTGCATGTTAATAAATGTTTGTTTGATTTTAATTGCTTATTGTAGTGTAAAGCAATATGTGTATTTTATACGAGTAGCGTCACATTGTAGATTGTGGGTGACGCATATACGAATAAATATAGGCCTTTTTTTGAAAACTCAATTTTACTAAAAAAAAATTTAGTTTATGCAGCAAACACCGCTAACGGAACAGATGATATCGGAAATCATCCTATTTGCTTTTGCGTACTTGTCTTCTAATTTAATCGTCCTATCGTAAGACTCTTGTAGGCCTCTGCTTCCAACGGGTTTCATGTAGGCACCGTAAGTAGACGGCGTAGAAACGAAGTCCCAGCATATCAGGTCGAGGTCGTCCTCTACTTTAACAATGCCTTCTCCAATTGGAGAAACTGATCCCATAGCTCTGGATGAGATCCCCACAGTAATATTACTTTCGAATAGCTGCCTAAGAATGTTTCCAGACGGAGTGGGTAGTATCTCTATTTTTCCGTAGAGGTCTTTTCCCTGCCACCAAAGTTCTAATATATTGTGACTAACGTTTTTTAAATTGATTACTGAAGATTCAGGATGATCCAATTCTCCAAGCGCGCGATTCTCTTTTATAGGCCCATCTATGTATTTTTCTACTTGTCTCTCTAGTATTTCGTATGGATAAATTCGCTTGTTTGCGTTTGGTTTATCACTCGCTTGCACTTGACCAACAACTACTAAGTTACCGTTACGATTTCTAACTCCCTCGTGTAAAGAAGTTATTGGATGAAATAGCGAATGTTCTATTAATAGTTGCTTGTTCATATTATTTGACAGTATATGTTATTTTTGCTGCATCAAGCTGTTTCTGTGTTGCCGGATCACTCGTAGGTACTGTGGGCACTTCACCAGTTTTTTTCATTCTGTTAATAACAGAGGGATTAACAATCTCTTTCTTGATACTTTTTTTGTCCTTATTCTTTTTAGATACTTCTTTTAGAGTATTAAACAACTCTTTTAGTTTGTCTTTCTTAGTTGATTTATTTTCTTCGTATACAGAAGCGTAATTTGGCAATTTACCAAACACTCTATCTCTGTACTCTTTATCGCTTTCGGGTTTTTCTTCTTTTTTTATTGGAGTCAAACCATCTACGTTTATGCCTTGGTAAAACATTCCAGTGGAAGCTTTTATTAACGCTTCTACCTTTCCGTATTTGTCTTTTTTGAATCCATCTATTCTAACCTTTTTTCCTCTATCGTCTATGACTTCTTGCCCAGTAGTGAATGAATTTCCATCGTTGTTTATTACTGGCTCTACTACTTTTTCTTTTATGATGTCTGGTCTTCCTCCCATTTCGTGTTCTATGACGTTTATTTGTCTAGAGATTTCAAGAGGTTGTCCCTGTTCGTCGGTAACTTCTAATTCCAAATATAGAGTGCCGCCCTTTATGTCCTTGATCGTTCCAGAATCGCAACCAAATGCCTCTCTATCTTTTGGTGGAAGAGGTACAAATTGACCCATGCCAAATCTGTGATGAGTGTCTTCTGCTAGTTTAATTTTTTTTTTGAATAAACCACTGAATAAGCTCTCTACTATCTTTTCTTTTTTAGTCTCTGGCATTATTTCTGATATACCCTTTGCTTTTTTGGCGCGATAAGTCAATTCTTTAACGCCTTTTGGCTTTCCTTTCTTATTCTCTGTCTTTGGGGCGTGTTGTGCTTTTATATTTTTTTGCCCCTTTATCTTCTGCATTGCGCTACCTTCGTGCTTTAAACCCTTGCTAACGGGCTCCATTTGAAGCTTAGCGTCTTTCTTTTGTACGTCTTTTGAGTTTATGAACTGTTCTTCCCTGTAAGCCATTGGGTCTTCGGACATTTTTTTTGCAACTTTTTCCCTAACTTTTATGTAAGTTGGTTCGTCTATGTCTCCCAATTTGCCCAATTCGAATTCCATGGCTTTTTTAAACCTATACGGATTCAATTTATCGATGATGGCAATAGTTTCTTTATCGTCTTTTGCCCATTCGGTAATTATGCTTTTATTTTTTAATATCTGTTCAGCGTCTTTAAAAGACATCAAATTTGTAATAAAAGGAAGGTTGCTGTCCCTACGTACTTCGTAGAGAAATTTAGATTCTGTGATCTTTCCCTCTTTTAATTGTTTGTATAAGTCTACAGTTGTCATAGTTACTATAAATATTTAGCTATCGTCCTTGACCCACGTATTGTTTGGGTTTCGGAGAATGTTTGTTATAGGACTTTTTTGCTCTACCCAATTTTCTTTTACCAAAAGTCACTCTTGCGTTTGATCCTGAGGTTGTTGGTTTTGCCATTAACGATTTAGTTTTTTAATTTTTTTATAAGCTTCTATAACCTGAGATTTTAATTTCTCTATAGACTTCTTAGTGTGAGATTTAGCCTCGTAGTAAGGTCCATTAGGAAATTCCTCTTTCAATCTTTCAGAATATTCTAATATCTTGTTCACTTCGGCCAATTTTTTTCTAAGTAATTTAACCGCCTCGTGATACTGTTGATTTTCGTCTCTTGTTTTTGTCTCTTTTCTAAATTTATTGTAGGTAAAGGCTTCGTTTAGCTCGCTTTCCCACAGATCCTTATAGATAAATCCGCCCTTAGACGGTCTATTTTTAACCGAAGGAGCGGGAGTCCATCCCCATTTACTTTTTAAGTAATTTTTTGCCTGTCCGGCCGCCAATTTTGGCTCTACGTCTTTTTTATCTTTATTTTTCTTTTCTCTTACTGTAGTCTGTGTGCCTTGGTATTTTTGAGCAAAGTCTTTTGATTCTTTTTTTACGTATGGACCAGCGTATTTTTTCTTTGACACATCTAGTCCAGGTAAGTAAGCGTCTCCGCCAGAAGTTACAGATGCAGCTGCAGCGCCGTCTTCTTTTATTGCGCCTTGCTTTGGTTCGTAACTTAAATAAGCGTCCGGTCTCATTTCGTTCTTGATCTCTATGTAGTCCATAGGTTTACGAACGTATTGACAGGCGTGATTAACGAATGTATCAAAATCATCGTTGCTCATTACGTAATAAGCGCTTCCAGATCCGTCTATTGGTTTAAATTTATTCGCGTAGTCGTTATTTAATAGAGTCACCAAACCCTCGTTGCTAAGCGCAAAGACTACATCTGGATGTTCGTCTTCCGATAGCATTTTTTGTGTTAAGAATTGAACAGAAAATGATTTCTTCATTACTTAACTGATTTTAGTTCATCTATTAGGTCGTAGTATTGTAAGATTCCAGATATAATTTCGTCTTTTATGCCGATATTCTCTTTGATAGGAGTTATTAGTTTAATGACTTCGTTCAATTTGATGGCAATAACTGGACTTTCTACTGTTTTTGATAGAGAAATTAGTTGTTTCTTGATACCCAATAATCTTTTATTCAAAGATTCTTTTAACGTAGTTGTGTCAGAAATACTTGATATGTATTCCTTTAGTAAACTCTTTTGCTTTATTGAAAGTACGCCGTACTTGTCGTTAAATTTTTCTACTAAGATCTTATAAGTCAACATTCTGATCTCTTTGTCCTCTTTCATCAGCTCTTCTACTAAAGAAGACGAAACTTTTTTGTTTTTTATGTTTTCTTTGCTAATTGCCTCTAATAAAGTAATCTTATTGGCGACTAATTGCTTAGTATCGGACTGTTTTGAATGTTGAGATTCAAATATGGTGTATATAGACGCGTAAGACTTGTAATTGTCTACTTTTGCTTTAAAAAAGTCTTCTAAATTGTAACTTTTTTTGATCTCTTTGATCAAATTGTATTTTAGTCTGTTGGTTGTTTCGAAGTCTATCTTTTTGTACTGATCTACGACAGTCGAAATAAGGATTTCTGCCTTGGACTCCGTTAATTTTTTGCTCGCAATCAACGTATTGTACAAGTTGTACTCCTTACCTAAATCTGTATTTGTGAAATACTTTTTTAGTATTTTTACGGCTTTAGAGTCTTTGTTTTCCAAAAGATCTGCTGTAGTCTGTCTAACCAGTAATTCGAATAGAATACCAGTATTTCGATATTTAGAATGTTTTACGGCCATAGTTTGTGTAAATCGGCTACCAATAAATATGCTACTATTTTTCTAAGTCTTCTAATATATTATTTTCGTCTAATGTACTAGATTCTAACAACGTTTTTTTCTTGTTTGGAAACATTTTCTTCAACGCATTTTCGTATTGAGCGAATATTGCTTTTGTACTTGTTGTGTTTTCTAAGTTCAATGGTCCGCCCTTAAATTTAGGTTTAAAACTGTCCTCTCCAGTTTCTGCGTTTGCTTTTAGATCGTAAGAACCCAATCTGTCCCTACCGAATGGGGAATCGTCAGTGGCGTAAGTAGATTTGTATTTTTGAGGTCGTCCTGGAACTTTAGTTGGTCTGTTTGGATCCAATTCGTCGTATCCTGAAGGTACATCGAGAGGTCCGTCCGTCTTACCTCCGTATAGACTAGCTAATTGGTGAGGAGTGCCGAATGCTTGGCCAGTTTCTGATGGGTCGTTTCCTTCTTGTTGAATCTGCGCGTATCTAAACTTACGCTTTTGGTCTTCGGCAATCATGTCGTCCATCTCTTCAAATTCGTCCTCAGAAATGTGGAATACGTTTTTCCATATATAATTTCTTGGTAAGCTTGCGGCTTCAGACGCTTGATTCAATAAATCTACTTTCTCTTTCAACATCGCTAATCTCTCTTGTTCGTAGATAATAGAAGGTCCAGTCAAACTCAATTGAAAGTTAGCAACAGATTCGTCTTCGTATCCGTTTGCGTATAGGTGAACCAAAGCTATCTTCTTTAATTCGGATACTATGATCCTCTGAATTCTTTCTATGGTCCTAGCAAAACGAATGTCTTCTGCGGCCAAAGTAGCTTTACCGGTTAAGTCCTTTTCGTAGCCCATGAAAGCCTTTGGAATCTTAAGCGCTGCGAATACTTTTTCCCTAAAATACTGTACGTCTTCTATGCCATTGTAAGTCAATCCAGGTATCGTATCTATCCTTGTGGTGTCTCCGTTTCCTCTGAATGGGATGAAATAATCTTCCAACATATTTTGTACGTTGTACATCATGTTGTATTGACCAGTTTGAGGATCAACCAAAGGAGTCTTTTTCATTTTGTTCATCATCCTCTGCACGTAGTTCTCCACTTCGGCAGGAGGAATCGCTCCCACGTTAACGTAATACGCTCTCTTGTCAGGCGCTCTTACTATCCTGTGAATGAGCATAGCGTCTTCGATAAGAGTGTATTGTTTGAATAATTTTCTTGCATTCTCTAAATAAGATTTACCGTAAGGCAAGTAATTTACGTCTCCGGTAAATCTAAAGTGAGCCATTTCGTAGTTATCGAACCAAATTCCTGGATCTTGATTGTTGTACGCTGAAGTGTATCCAGTAGTAGCTCCCAGAGCAGCATTGGGATCGAATTTGAATCTAACTTCGTTTGGATTGTGCGGATTAAATCCCTCTTGCCTAACAATGTTATAAGCAGAGAATGGAACTACGTTGTAAATTCCAAAATTCTCAGAGATCTCCATCTTTAAATAGAAATCTCCATACTTACACATGTTTCTTACCCAACCCCAAAGATTAAATTCTATGTTTAATACAGAATAGAACAACTGTTCTAATAAGTTTTGTATGTTTTCGTCGGCAGAAGTAATGTGCAATAGCACGCCGCTCTCGTCTTTTAGAGTGCATTCATCGGCGATGATGTCCAAAGCAGAAGAAATGATAGCGTCAGTGTCCATCGCATCGTAATCCGCGTATATCTGTACTCTCGCCGATTGGTAGTTCTGAGCTAGGTTTAAATTGATTCCGTACGCAGTAGACGTAGTGTACACTTTGTGGAATCTATCGATCAAAGAGTTGGTTTGAATAACGCCTGTAGTTTGGATATTGTCCGTATCCATTACGGTGATTCCTCCGCCCTTGGTTCCTGTGTTTCTTATGATCACATCGGTAGAAAATAATCTCCTAAGCGATGCGAATAAATTGTCTTTTTTTACTTCTGCTTGTGCCATATTATTTTTTTAGTCTATCTCAATAACCAAGTTAGATCTTGAGTATAATCTCCGCCAGGTGCAGGTACGTTCATAGTCCAAGGATTCTGTGCGTTTGTGTTGTTCGAATTATAGAATCCCACTTCGGAAGAAGTCTTTCCTATATTGTTCATGACGGAAACGGTCAAACTATCAGCGGCTTTTTTATATCTTACCGAAGTTTCCCTTAGAAACATACCGATAGCGAAAGACATCACCAAGTCATCGTTGTAACCCTGCATGGCTTGCTGTTTGCCATTCTTCCATATAAATACTCTTAATTCGTCCAATAGTCTTATCGATCTAAAAATTACTTCTTTATTTTCTATAAAGCTGCGCATCTTTTCTATGATGTTTAACCTTATTTTTGTTGCCATAGTGAAACCTGGTACCAAAGTATTGTTACCGTTGTGCACTGATAAGTAAGTTTGAAAATCTGAACTATTGTCCGCCCTGTGACTGTAGTGCATGTTATTGTATCCGCTTTCTAATACAGATTGAATTACGTCCCATCCTATGTTAGCATTTTCTATCACCAGTAGCGCCCTGTTATACTTGGTCGCGATAGAAATTAGTTCGTTAGCAAAATATCTGGTATCTATTTGCGCCTTGTATTCAGCGACCTGGGTCAGCGTGTCAACGTCTATGACGTGATAAGCAGAATAGTCCATTCCATCGCCTCTAGCAACGTCTGCAACTACCATATAGTATCTCATTGGATCGGGGTATTCCCACACCCATAAGGCTTTATCGAGCCCCTCTCTATTTAATGGTTCTTTTATGTGAGTTTCAGCGTACCAATTTAGTATATCAGGTTCTATCACTGTATTACCAGACGTAGCGAAGTCGCAATCGCACTCTTGTGCTGCCATTCTTACGCCAAGATCTATGTCCTGTTGCTTTCTCCATTCTATGTCCCTTTCAGGGTGCACAGTCCACGGTAGAGATATGGGCAAAAATCCGTTTTCTTGTTTTTGTGACTTAGAGTACGTGTTGTGAAACCAGTTACCTACGCCATTCGGAGTGGATAATGCTATACAACCACCGCCAGTCGCCAAAGTCATTTTTGCCGCGGTATAGATTGTTTCGATATTATCGATAAACGCTGCTTCGTCTATTACTAATAGAGTAACAGCTTCAGAACGACCTGCGTCTCCAGCGGCTGATACAGCTTTAATTTGAGAGCCGTTGCTCAATCTGAGACTGAGTTGATTATTGGATACAGATTTGGCTATCTTTCTCATCCATTCGGGTAAATTATCGTAAGCAAATCGCACCTTAGTAACCATATTCTTAGCGGTGTCCTGCTTTGTCGCTATTACGAGTACGTTCTTGTCCCTTTGAAACATCATCATCCACAGAGAGTAGGCAGAAACTAGAGTAGATATACCCAGCTGCCTAGATTTGTTGATGATAGAGTCTGGGTGCTTTTGAAATAACTTTAGTACTTTCTCTTGAAAGGGATACAGATCGAACATCTGTCTACCTCTTTTAGGGTGTTGGATCATGTAGTATTTCTTCATAAAATACACAGGATCCGTGGCACATTTTACGTACTCGTCTTTTATTCTGTCTTGTATGTTTATATTTTCTGCTGCCATGTTATTTGTGAGTAGCGGCTAATATGATTACCGCTGCGCCCAAAAGAAAAGTTTTTATCTTTTGATTCCTAATAGACTTTTTAGATTTTTTTATATCGTCTTTTAGTCCGAATATTTGAGTCTTGTAATTTTCTTGTTGTTTTATTTGTAGATTTATAACAGACTGATAATTCGTTTCTTTGCTTTTTAGAACGGAGATTACTTCGTCCTTTCCGCTTATCAAATTGGATTGTGCTTCCACCAAACTGTCTGTTTTTTCTAATACGTTTTTTGTTTTATCGAGTTCTAAGATGTCCACTACTGCAGCTTTTGCTACTGGAATTGGTAGGTGGGTCGTGTCTTTTGTTGGTTCTTGATATGCTTTTGTGTATCTGTTTAAAAAAAAACTATCTACTTGCGTTGGAGTATAAGAGTAAACTAACTTTACGTGAGAGTGATCCTTTTTTAAGTCGATAATGGTATGTTTCAATCCATTGGCTTTATTTAATAGGCGATCGTTCGCTTGAACCAATTTTTGTTCTTCTATCGTTAGCAAACTATTTTTTTCTAACGTTGAATCCACTTCTTTTTGTAAAGAATCTATCCTCGCTTCGTAAGGTTTGGTATCGAAACTCTTGTGGGATCCAAATAAATTATAAACTAAAAAAATTGCGACTATCGCTATTACTGCGATAAAAATACTACGTTTCATATTAATTATTTATAATTATAAATATGTAACTACTCCCTAATCTTCGTTTGAAAACTTCTTGATCTTTCTGTAGTGCGCGATAGACTTCTCCCACGACGCAAAAGTGTGTTTTAGTCCGTAAATAAAGTATTCTTTTCTACCGTCTTGATAGTTCCATGCCGCGTCGTGAATGGAGTGAGGTTTTGGATTTTCTCCAGGCATCTGTACTAAGTGAATAGTATCTCCTTGAGTAGTTGTAATTGTTCTGTATTGGGGAATGTTTAACATTGTAACTTGTTTAAACAAATATAACCCGGTCTTATGACCGGGCACAATTTATCTTTTGTGTATGTTAAATTATCACTTGACTAAAGAAAATGCTAGTTTAGAATTAGTAGGATTATAAGTAGATACGTTAGTGCCAAATTTAAAAGTCGCGCTAGAGAAGTTTTTTAAATTAAATGATGCAGTACTCTTACTTAAACTAAAATCTAAATAGAGTTGCTTAACTTCTATTTTAGAAAGAATCTCTTTTAGAGCTTTAGTATATTTTGGATTATTGTTTAAATCGTCTACGACACTATACGCAAGAGGAGATGAAACTAATCCGAAATAATTTTCTCCTATTTTTTCCCAATTAATAGCTTCCATCCTGGGGCTTCTACCTATAGTTTCATAAAAAGGTCCAAATTTAGACTTCAAAATCTCAGTCTTTTGTTTGTTATTTTTTCTGCTAAATAACTGAGTCATCACATCATTTATGAATTGGATAGTTACTTTGTCCTGGCTTACTCCCAGAATTTTTGCTAAAGATTTTAGCCCTTTTGAGTTTATTGCCCGCGCTACGTTGATATAGCCTTGTGCTGTGTCGCTATCTATTGCTATTTTTAGTATGTTATAAAGATCTAATTGGTCGGGATCATTCTCTAACTTTTTTGGATCTATGCCCTTAAGTACTTGAATTAACGATGCAGCTGCGCCAACTTGATACTTAGAAGACGTTTGATAATTATCTATTGTAAAATCTACTAGAGGATTGTTACCTTTTGGAAATTCTACTCCAACTCCAGCATTTACAACGCTTTTTAGCATCTGTATGGCTCCAAGTACTTCTCCAAAATCTTTTCCTATGATATTTAGATCTGTGGGACTAAATTTACTTAACAGTTTTACTGTCTCTGGAGTTAATTCGACTACGTCTTTTTCTTCTTTTATTAAACTAACCTTTTGAAATCTAGTGTGAGCTTTTTCAGCGATGTTTATTGTTAAATTACTTAAAGCCTTAACTAATTCTGGATTTTTAACTTTTGACTCTAATTGTTTATTGACATAGGAGGCCAATTCGTTTTCGTCTGTAAAATTTCTACCCGTAAGGCCTAAATTAGTTGGAGTTAATGATTTTGCGACGATCGTACCTGCTTTTGTAACTTGATTTACTACAAATACAGTGTCGCCTTTTTCTAGACCTGCCGCTGGTTTTATTACTTCTATTTTATAAGTATCGAAAGTTCCTGATTTAGCTCCAGACGCAAAATCTCCTTTTTCAATTTTGGTTAAGTCGTAGAATTTGTCTGGACTAATTTTATCTAAGGCAACTTCTATTTCATTTTCTGCGTCTTCTGCAGTTACTAAATTGAATCTTAGATGAGCTCCGTGTTTTGAATCTGGCTTACCAGAAAAGCCTAAAGACTTTAACTGATTAAGTAATTCTGTTTTTAATTTAGGCGCAACTGCTTCTTTAATTAATATGTTGATCAAATTCTGATCAGTATTTCTAAATTTTAATAAGCTCTTAACAAATTCTACTTCTTTTAGAGTTTCTTCTCCAGTTTCAGGCGTGGGTGTTTCTGACGTTGCTGCTTCTCCTCCACCGCTGGATTCTTCACTGGCTTCTTCTGGTCTTGTGCCCTGTTCTGCACCTTCTGGTCCTTTCGAATTCAATGGACTTCCGTATTTTAGAAGCCTAGTGATTGCTTGCATCGCGCCCTCTTTAACTCCTATATTATTCATATAATATCTCTTGCCCGCAACGTTAGCTTCGTAGAAGCCTTTACCCATATAAGTTATAAAAAAATATTGACCGTTGTGCAATATAACTTTAAAAGTGGTGGGTTTTGGAGCAACAACAAATATTGCGGTTAAATACTGTTTGAAATCCGAACTCATTAGTTCCTCTAGAGTCTTTCTGAGTCCATCGTACTTTCGTATGATGAATCCCATGGGATCTTCTTCGAAGCCTTTTGGTTTGGAAGGTCTTTCGTTTGGTTGTTTAAGTGGATCGTTTGGATCCGCGTCTGCTTCCAAAAGTATTTTTAGTAAGCTATTGTTGTCTATCATCATGGGATTATGCCAGTAGAGTATAGAAATTATGAAACTCTTTTAATCTTGCTTCCAATCCGATAGTCCCGCCATTTACTCGTTTGGTAATAGAAGTGACTACCGCATCGGTAGCTCCACCGTCTGCCAACTTGTGCAACCCGTTTTTGTGGAAGAACCAAGCCGCTGATGCTAGTGGGTATTTGGTAGCTACCAAATCTGGATTGGCTACGCAGTCCTCTCCTATTGAGTCGGAGAAAGCTTTGAAATTATCGTGACCGGTCAATTGAATGTATCCTCGACCGTGAAATTTCCAACCATCTCCGCTCGCTTCGTCTTTATTACCCATTCTACTAGCGTAAACTTTGTTAGCTATTTTCTCTGGGTGTCTTTCGTATTGGGCTGCAAGTGCATCGGTGGGAAAGTATTTTGCAAATATTCCCCTTAGGCCTTTTGCGCCGTAGTTTAAATTTTCGTTTACTAGTTTGAATCCACCGGATTCGTGACCGCACTGGGCCAAGAAGTGAGCTAGCCTCAAAGAGGTGTTTATCTCGAACTTTGCTTGAATTCCTGGGATCTGCGCTATAACGCTGTCAGGTACGTGCCCTTTTAATTTGTCTAAGTTCATAATATTATTTTTATTTACGATGAATACCTTTCCACATTGCCGCTGCGGCTACTCTTTTTCCAGCTTCTTTAGATCCGTATTCTTTAGCCGCTTTTTTTGCTAATTTATCAAATCCACCGTGATCAATATTTTTACCTTTATGAGCTTTCTTTTCTATATTACTTTTTTGCTTCTTTGTTAATCCTTTGGAAGGTTTAACCTTTGCTTTTATAACTTCCATCATATTAGATAAAGTAATATCGTAGTTATGTTCTGGTTCTTCTTCTGTGTTATATTCCATATCCTCTTCGTCTTCGAAATAAAATCCGTCGTTTGCTTGTTCAATAAAGCTTTGTGCTTTTGAAATGTGGTCTTCGATCCAAGCTGGAACTTCTTGTTCGTGAGTGCCCAATTTGTGCATCAATTCAGTGGCAGATTTTATTATGGCTTCTAGATTTTTTTGGGCCATGAATACCTCGTGTTTTTCTTCTTCCATGTATCCGCACTCGTGACATTCGCCTTCGTACATTGCTGGTACATAACACTCTGGGCACATAGCGTATTCTTGTTCTTCTCTGCGTGGTACGCGCCTTTCATTTCCAAATGTGACATCGTTTTCTCTTGGCTCTTCAAAATCTCTTTCTATGGGGCCTTGAGGATGACCAAACTCTTTAAGAAGCGCGCGTTTTAATTTTGTACTATTTTTCATGTTAGTTGTATTGATATAAATATCTTAAAAGTTACCTATTTTTTGTGTTTAGACTTGCTCGCTCTCTTCCACAGGCCTTTGTCGGCTTTTCTTGCTCCGCCTTTACCCGTAACGAATGAATTTACTCTAGCCATAGCCCACTGGTGTTGACTTACACCTGGACGATGCCCAGTTTTCCAAGCCGCTAATCCCTTTTCGTACACGCCTTTTAAAATGGATTTAGAAATTCCAGTTGCTTTGGCCTTATTAGACAGAGCTTTATCTTGGTTCCCTTCTTCTATAGTTTCACCGAATCTTTTTTTATACGCTGAAGTGGCTACGGACTTTTTTGTCTTGTAAGGTTTCTTCTTGTCTTTGGTTGGATAGTCTGCTTCCCATTTTGTGTACGCAGAAGGATCGTCGTTTTTTAATTTTGCGACTCTATCGATCTCTTTTTTCATAGCAGACTTATTCTTGGTAAGATAGGCTTTGTTTACCTTTCTTCCAGACTTAGTCCTCTCTGCTTCTAAGATCTCTTTTAATATAGTGGATAATTTTACCATGCACGACAGCTCCAATAGTTGGCGCGATCTTTAGGCCCAGGATTCTCGCAGTGATGTCTTGCTCTATAGCTCTTCCTGTGTTTTGGCAAATGTTTTTTTATAGCGACGCCTTTTTGTCCAAAATTAACTTTAACTACTTTTCCCTTTGCATTCTTAACGTAGACAGACCTTTTTTTGGGACCATCCGGAGTTAAGAAAGGTTTTCCCAAGGTAACTTTTCTTCCGTGGTATTCTGCTTCTTGTAAGCTGTTCCAATTTTCTTTTATGTATTCAGCTAAGCACGCTGGACAAAAGTGGTCTGTCTCTATCATTTTAGATTAGATTATTAAGCTTGTATTTAGTAGATTCTACTAAAGCAGTAATTTCGTCTACTTGATTTTGTATGTATGTGTCTTGTGTTAATTTTTGTCTTTTTAGATCTACGTATTTTGATAGTGCTTCGAAGTACAATTTAAAATCGCCACCCTCTCTTATGACAGGCGTTCCTTTGTATCCGTATATGATCCCGTACTTGCCTTGGTAAGATTCTACTAGATCGTCCACCAAGTCAACGATTTCATCGTAGTATTCGCCAAGGGCACTATGTGCAGAAAAAGATCCTACGTTCTGCGCTTGCCAATGATACACGTGCGCTTGGTTCCTAGACGCTAACAGAGTCGATACAAATTCTGCTATTGATTCTGAATTTGGTTCCATCTATTTCTTTTTTTCTTTTTTGTGTTTCTTTGATTTTTCTACTCTTTCAAGTTTGTCCATCAAATCGTCTATCTGATGGGCTAAATGAGCGATGTGTTCTTTGTGAGTCCTTGCGTTTTTTGGATCCTCTTTTGCTAAATCGACGTGACCCTTTCTTTTCTTTTCTAGTGTATCTATCGCTTGTGTGATCTTTTTAGCGACGTGTTCTTTTTTATCTTCTATCTCTTCTAGCTTTTTTTCGTGCAGTTTGTGAAGTTTTTCTGCTGTTTTTAACGCAGACTCTTTCGTTGGATGCAGGCTGTGCACTTCTTCAGCCATTATTGAGTGGGGGGCTAAACCCTTCAGTGGGTCTATCTCTTTTACCATTCCTGCGCAAGTGCAACCTTCGTAAGGGTGAATTACTGCGTGAATTTCGCCTATGCGATTTTCGTATTTAGGACTTTTCTTTTTATTTGGAAGTCCTTTGTGTTCTGTGGAAGCAAAGTCTGTAACCGATTTTTTAGTCATCGATTTTGCCAATTTTGCTATTTTAGGACTGAGCGGCTTTTCTCCTTGTTGTGCTGCGTGCACGGCACCCATTAGTCTCTGTTGCGCTGTTGATGTGGAAGGCATCTCTTGAAATTTATTTATAAATATGTTATAGGTTAACTTGTTTCTGTTCGGTTATCCATTGTTTAACTTCTTCGTACATTTTTGTCTTGTCTCCCTCTGTCCAGCTCTCTACTTCTCCAGACTCTGATACGAAGGAATCTCTTTGATTCAACCAAGATTCTATTTGTTTTTCTAGATCGTCTAGTCGAGAATTCTTATTTGCGTTCCTTTGATTGCTAACGTACTCGTCCCACTTTCCGGTTTTCTTTATTTCTGCTTCCATGTCTATCACGCACGCGAAACAAATTTTGTGAATTCCGTACATTTTCTTGTTCAAGTCGTCGAGTTTCATGGGCTTTGAACACTTTGGACAACACAGCGGAAGTACTACCATCCTCTTAAATTTGTCCAACTTAGTAACAGTCTGCTTTATGCCATTTGAGATCGTCCATGTGCATCCCTGTTCTTCCCATACGTCTCCCTCTACGTGATCTTGAGTATTCTTTTCCCATCCCGCTAACACTTGAGTTCTATCACCCGTCCTTTTGGTGATGATATTTCTCATTCGGTTTACGTCTTTTTTAGTAAACTCTTTCTTCAAAACTGTTTCTTTCATATTCTTTATTTTATAAGTTTCTTTAGCAAGTTAGTTTTAATTCCTTCGTATATGAGTTCGTTTCTTTTACCAAATTCTCTCATTAGAATACCCGCGACTATATTAGCTTCGTCTTCTACTGGGGATCCCGTCTTTCCTGATTCGCTGTACAACAAACCTAATTCGTTCTGTCTGTGATGCGTCAGTTCGTGACCCAGAGTTCTAAGGACGTCAGCTAAATTTCTGTTAGCTATATACATTACTATAGATCTAGCTTCGTTTGTATACTCTCCAAAACTGTGCCTGGCGAGTACCCAACTCTTGTCTTCTATGAATGTCATCTTTGGAAGTTGCTCTATTTTTAAGTGATAGGCAGCAAAATCTATGAAGTCTTCTATAAGTTGTATGCGTTGTTCTACGGTCATTATTTTGTGAATGCTGTTTGCAGACCTCTAAGTATAAAAGATCCTGTTATTTTAAATGGTTCGCTAGATATAGCGTTGTCTCTCACAACTATTCCCTCTTGTTGATCCACCGGCCCTAGCGGGCTAGTCATAGATTTTAGTATCACGTCTCCCAATTCCATAGTGGCTTCGTAAATTACAAAAGAGTCTATGGCTATTTTTGCGTCTTTTGGATCTGCTACTAAGTCTAATACGGGCGTTCCATTTTTTACCGCCAAAAAGACTTGTTTGCTTAAGGCGTCTACAGTCTTGCCGTCTTTTAGCTTAAGTTTTAGACCCTTGGTATTTTGTGCCTTATCCAACCATGCTTTTAGCGTCTTCGTTTCTTTTTTGCCTTTTGTCAATATTATGGAATAGCTCTTTGATAGCGCTGAACTGAAATTTGGCACCTTATCCAATTTTGCAGGAATAGACGACAACACTTCGAATCCGTATTTTTTTGCTACGGGCTGTATTTTTTTTATTAGAGACTCTAATGCTTCTTTTGAATACGGTATTTCGTGAGTAGATCTAGATTTTTTGCCTGGATTCTGAGAAATCTCCAATAGGTTGTGAATGGCTAAAAAGTTTTTGCCGTAATCTTGGACGTTTGTTTTGCCCTCTACGTATTCTATGTTTAAAAGTATATTGGGATTTTTAATCATTCCCAATTGATTTAATTCGTTTTTGATTAGGGGAAGCGAGTCATTAAATATGTCTAGCACTTTTCCACCCACTTTAATCATACCGTGTCCAGGAGTATCGAATCTAGAAGGTAAGTCTGCTTTGGTTACGCCTTTAACGTCCAATTCTTTTGCGGATCCTCTGTCAATTACAAACTCTCTATTACCGCCTATATTACCCAATCTTATGGAAGCATTTACGCCGTCTATTTTTACTGGAACGGTATGTTTAGTTAAGAACTTTGCAGTTTTTTCGAATACGTTAAGTAGGTCGTTTCCTGTAGTTACTCCGTCTATGTCAAATGGATGAGCCATGTGACCACCGGCGCCTCCTTCCAATAATAAAGCTTTAAAAAGAGAACTCAATACGCGAGTTTCTTTTAGAGGTTCAGCAGAAAATTTTTTTTTCATTAATTTAGCTAATTTTTCGTCCCACCAACCAAATACGCCTTCAAAATTTTTCTGGTATTGTGTAGCGGTAGTCGGCATGGACAGTGCCTTTCTTATGTTAGTGCCACTCATTTCTCCGATCCCGGGAATATCGAACGATTTGTGTGGAGCCACAATCAAATACCCGTGTTGGGTAAATGGCTTCATCGCTTGGTCCTTGTTATACTTTCTAAAGTAAGAGTCGGATCCGTCTTTTTTCTTTCCAATTACGAACCTAGGATCTTCTTTCATGTCTTTTTCGCCCACCATAAAGACTACCGCAGTAGTGTTGGGATCGTACATAGAAGTGATTTCTTCTGCCTTGTATGGATTTTTAACTTGGACTACTCTATCGCCGAATCCGTATTTGGATATGATAGCTTTTTTCTCTTGAAAGTTTAATGGACTCTTTGGGGGATCTACCTTATCTGTAGTTGCGATGTACGAGTCCTTTATACCAAAGTTAGATTCTAGCCACTTAAATGCTTCTGCGTGGTGTTTACCGAACGGTTGAAAACGACCCGGAAAAATTGCTATGATCGTCTTTATCACATTGAAGTTCATTAATTTTCTTAATAAATATCACTAAATATGTTCTATTTTAGACTTGCCCTTTATCTTGTTAATTTCTAAGTGATTATCGACTATGTCTCTCATAGAATCTATGTGAGATATGATCATAATGAACTTGAATTGCGTCTTCAAGTAGTCAAAAAGCATCACCATAGAGTTTAAATTGCTAGAATCCAGAGCTCCAAAGCCTTCGTCTATGGCCAAAAAATTTGGTTTTGGAAGCGAAGAGACGTTAATTAAGGACGTCCTAATAGCCAAGCTAGAGATAAATTTTTCCATTCCAGAAGTTAGTTCCAAAGGCCAAAAATCCTCTTCTGAGTACGCTATATAAGCGTTTATAGACTTATCTTCGGCCTGTAATACGATAGAAAAATCTACTATTTGAGAAAGTATGTTGTTAATCTCTTCTTGTACGCTCGGAATGATGCTGGCTATTAGCTTGTGAGGTATACCGTCTCTGTGTGTAGCAATTAAATACTGTTGATAGTCTTTAAATTGTCTCTCTAGGTCTTTGAATCCCAATATAGACTTCTTGTATGAATCTCTATTTTTCTCGGCTAATTTATATTCTATGGTAAATCGAGTAATTTCTTTATTTATTGACTCCAATTTAGATTCGTAAGCCCTTTTTTCTCTTTTTAGCTCGTCTATCTGCGTATTTGTGTCTTTATTTTTTTCTATAGATTCTAAGTGCGCGTAGTATTCTACTATGAGTTGTTTTGTTTTTTCTATAGTAGATACAGCCTCTTTGTGTTTAGTCGATAGTTTATTAATATCCAAATCAAGTTTGGATTTTTCCATCTCTAACTTTGATATTCCTGCTTGTAAATCTATATAGATAGTCTCTTGTTCTTGTGCTTTTGATAGGTCTTTTACGATCGTCTCTAATTCTTTGCTCTTTTGTTTTAACGATTCAACGAGTAATTCTTCTTGCTCTATATTCTTTTTTGTCTCTATCGCGTCTTTAACAAAGACATTATTCATGCAAAAAGAACAATTTTCATCGTACTTTAATTCCGCCAATTTCTCCATTTTCTTTTTGTTATTAGACAAATTGGTAGACGCCTTCGTTAATTCTAAATTCTTTTTTGTAAGTAACTCCCTGTTAATTTTCCACTCTTCTACTTGCTTCTTTAGCGCTCCTATATCTACTAACGAAGCGTCTTTTGTTTTTGATTCTAGTATAGATTCTGTCTCTTGTAGGTTTAATTTTTTGTCTTCCCACATTTTTTCAATAGTAATCTTAGCAGTCTCGTAGTTGTCTTTTGTTTTATTTAATTGGTCTACGTCTTGAATTTCAGAACTTATCTTTATTAGTTCTTTGGTCTTTTCTAATATGACTATATCGCTTTGTTCTATTTGTTTTAAACACAGTTTTTTGTTATCGTTCTGTTCTTCTATAGCTATTTCGTAAGTGTCCATATCAAATTCTGCCTTTCTTAGTAGATCTTGATAGTTTTCTTTTTGATATTGTTTTAATAAGACCGCTATGTCTCTGGATTCGTTATTGGCCAATTGATAGAGTTCTTCGTAGACATTGATGTCTAAAAACTGAGATAACAAATCTTTTCTGTCGCTTTGTGACATGTCTATGAATCCAGTATTATTATTTTGTACAGAAAGCGCAGTCAACACGAAGTCTTCGTAATTCCCCATGACTTCCCTAATTTTTGCGTTTGTATCGCTGCGATCTTTTCCGTTTAAAGAAATTTTACTATCACCTTCTGTGCAATAAAAATCTACGTTTACCTTAACATTGCCTTGTTTTTGTTTTATTGCTTTTCTCTCTATGGAATATTCTTTTCCGTGAAGTTCAAAAGTCAATTTACAATTGAAATTAGCGGCTTGATTGTTCATCACTTGAGCCGCCTTCGTAGTCTTCGAACACTTATCGAAGATGCAATAAGTTATTGAATCCAATAGAGTAGACTTGCCGCTAGCGTTTGGTGCAAATATTCCGTAAGTTCCTTCCATGCTAGTAAAATCTATGCTATTTCCTTTGCCGTAAGAAAACATGTTATCGAATTCGAACTTCTTGGGTATCCACATAGAGTTCCTAGGCACTTCTGATTTAGAGAGAAGCTTATTTAGATTGGTATTAATGTCTAATATTCTCTTGATAGACTCGGTGTCTGCATCAAAATTATCTTTTATAAATTCGCCGAGTACAGCATTTTGATACGATACGTCCCTAATGTCTATATTGTGTAGTTTCCTCTCTTGAGTTTCTGTCTCAGAAAAATCGTTTACTTTTTGTACCGAACTCTCTATTACGTTTCTAGTTTCTTTTACCGTAGATAGTATGTCTTTAATAACAGATTGAGAGGTGTTTTTGTATCTAACTCTCAAATAAAGATTGCTTGGAAGGTAAGAAGGCAAGGGATCGTATATTCCAGTGTCTACGTTAATTGTGTAGAAAGCCGTATCGTTTTCTATCTCTACGTATTCAGCTTTTTTATTCTGTAAGTCCCAAACGTATATTCCCTTTCCTATAGTTTCTCCGTGATTCTGTTGAATTAAAGATCCTGGATAGCCTATTGTCTGTTCTGCGTTTAAGAATTGTCTTGTGTGGATATCGCCCAATAAAACTATATCGAAGCCATCGAAATCAGAAACGGTCAAATTTTGATCTAATAACTGTGCGTTTTCTTTTATTTGAACTCCAGTAACAGGACCGTGAAATAGCGCTATTTTATAATCGCCTTTAATTTTATCAGCTTTTACGTATTTGTCGTCCTTATCGAATACTGACCAATGCACGAAGGTCTTATCGGCTATTTTAAATTCGCATGTATCTTTGACGTACATCAACCTATCATCGTTCAGGGCGTTTACTATGGGAGTTAAAGCGTCCATCCTGTGAGCGTTGTTTAGATTAGCGTCGTGATTTCCGGGGATCATTAGTACGTGACCTATAGAACACAGATTTCTCAAAAAGTTTTGTACCATCTCCACTAATTCAGGAGTAACGTCTGTCTTAGAATGAACGATGTCCCCAGTCAATACAATTAGATCTTCTCCGCTAATATTGGCCTTTATGTAATCGTACAATTTTTCGAACACTCGATTGTATTCTTCGTGTCTTTTAAAATTTCTTATGTGGACGTCAGAAATATGAAATATTCTGTTTATTTCTTTCAATTCACGCACTGTACTATTTATTTTTTTCATATATTATTTTCCTATTTGTAGCCTTCTCAATAAAAGATCTCCAAAAGTTAGTGGTTTTGCTTTTTGCAATAATTGAGTCATCTTTTCGAAGCCCAGATCGCTTGGGTCCTTACCCTCTAATTCTATTAAGTATACTTCTTTACCATGATCTAGCAGCATCTGTGAGCACGCCAGAGCTTCCTTGAGCGCATCGTTGTCTAGGGCTAAGTATACGGTTTTTACCTGAGATTCTACCAATTTTAGCATCAAAGACTGTGGAATTGTCTTACCAAATAAAGGTATCGCGTTTCTCTTTATCGCAATTGCATCGAATGCGCCTTCGCAAAGTATAACCGGTACTTGCCAATTGATAAAGTATTCCATACCAATGATCTCTGTCTTAGTTACTGGAGGAGCGTCGTATTTTAAGAACGGATCCTTTTCGTAAGAGCGTGCAACGAAGTAGTTCAATTTTCCAGTTTTATCGTAAGACGGTACGATAATTTTATTCCTGTATCTTCCGTTCTTGCAATACCCCAAATTGTATTTTATCACGTCGGAAGATTGAATGCCTCTCATTTTTAGGTAAGCAACAGCGCGCCTGTACTCTAACGATCCATCGTTTTTTGTAAAAGATTGGAATTCTTGAGGAAGAAAAACAGTTTTATCTCTAGCGACGTCTATTTTCGTTCTGTCGCCTTTGAAATAGCTTTTCATCTCCAAAATCCTTTCGTTTTCCACTCCAAGCTTTACAAATAAAGACACGGGAGTCTTTCCTTTAGTAGCGGGATGACACGTCCAACAGTTGTATTGGCCAGTTTTTGTGTTGACTATTAACTTTGGTTTTTTGTGATTGCAAAATGGACAGTGAAAAGCGTAATCGAATGTATTGCGATCCTTCTTTCCTTTGCCTATTACCGATTCCAATAAACCCAATATGTATTCGTGAGATTCCATATTAATCTAATATAATCGATTAATCGCAAATAAAAAATAAAAAACTTACGTGATAAAATATTATCATCTACACGAAAGATATTCTTTAGTTGAATATTCGGGTTCATTATTTTTAATCTAGTTCTTAGATAATAAATAACTAGGGGAGAAACAGCAGAATGAATATAGAAGATATTAATATAGAGAATATAACAGAAGAAGAATTAGATAGCATATACGCCTATTTAAGTTTGGAATTCGAATCTATGTCCAATGAAGATAAGTTGGTTTGGATAAATATAATTGAAATAATCGATAAAAAATTCAACGAAAATGATTATAGCGACTCTGAGTGATTGTAGCAAATGCGCAAAATTAAAGTCTGAATTGAATTGTTTTAGAAGAGAGTATAAAGAGTGCGACTGCAATAAATTTCCGGATCTTTGTGATACGCTGGAAGAGATTACAAATACGCTTTCTTATCCAATGGTGATCGTTAATAATTCCCGTAAACAGGAACTTCACTATGTGTGCGATACTTACGAGAATTTTAAATCGCTAAATGCAGAAATAAATAATTACATTCTAAAACCATACGCTTCTCTTGAACTAATGATAGAGAAATTAAAATCTATAAAATGAAACACAAAGAATTAATCCTTAGAAAATTCAATGAACTAACTAACTTTATTTTAGCACAAGAATCCGCTATTTCAAGACTTGAACATCCAGATGTTCTAAGAAGCCAACTTGAAAGGATGAGAAATAAGATGAACGAAATTGAAATTCTAATCAATAACGAAGAGCAACAAATTTTTAATTAAAAAACAAATGGGTTATGAAAAAATTAACGGCAGAACAAATCCAAGAAAATCTGGACAAGTTCTTTGGATTTATTAAAAAGTACTTGTCTCCAGAAAGAGCAGCTAAATTAGTAAAATTTTACGAGTCGATAGATTTAAACTTAATGACTTCTCCGGCTTCTAGTAAAATTAGTCATCACAATTGTTTTCCTGGAGGATACTTAGACCACGTAAATAGAGTAGTAGAAGCTGCTTTAGTAATGGACAAAGTGTGGGAAAGATTTGGACAAAAGAAAGATTACACGCTTGAAGAATTGGTATTCTCTGCGATTAATCACGATCTAGGCAAATTGGGATCTAACAACGAGGCTATGTATATTCCAAACGACTCCCAGTGGCACATAGAGAAGCAAGGTGCTCATTACAAGATCAACAATAAGTTAACACACATGAGAGTGTCTGATCGCAGCCTGTACGAACTACAGAAGGCTGGGATACCGGTTAGCGAAAAAGAATTTTTAGCCATAAAGCTGCATGATTCACTGTATGAAGAAGCGAATAAGGTGTATCTTATTACTCATAATCAAGATACAGCCGTCAAAACTAATTTAGTACATGTATTGCATCAAGCTGATTTTATGGCATCTAGAATAGAAAATCAAAATCAATAAAGTTATATACAATTGTAAACATAAAATTTAACTGCCATGATTATAGGAATCATTTCAATTTCTTTGTGGATAGGAGGCCTAATAGGATACGTTATTTGGAATCTCCTTAAAAAAAATAGAAAGCTGGAAGACATAGTAATTAACCAATCTAATTTCGTCAACGAAACGATAGTACTATTGGACGAATTCAATGCGCTAGTAAATAAAATAGATATGACGGTGTGGGTGCAATCCGACCCAGAATTGCTTCAACTTTTTGAAAAGATCAAACAGGTTCAAAAAAGAGTACAAGATTTCACCGGTAGAAAATAAAATATGAAAGAGACAAAAGAAGAAGAATTTTTGGGTCTAACCAAAAAGGGAGAAATAAGAAAAAGAAAGCCAAAAACAAAGAATAATTATTTTACTTCCGAAACGGAAACTGCGATTCTAAAGTACCGTGCTTCTAATAGTCTTGCTGAGCAAAACAAGATTTATAACCAAGAAATACATCACGCTTTTTATAAGCTAGCGGAGAATATTATCCACACTTTTAAATTTTATCATACAGAAGTAGACAACATAGAAGATCTAAAATACGAAGTCATATCTTTTTTGTTGCAAAAACTACACTTGTACGATCAATCAAAGGGAAAAGCGTACTCTTATTTTGGTACAATCGCAAAGAGGTATTTGATCATATACAATCAAAAGAATTACAAGCGTTTGGTGTCTAAAATAGAAATAACCGATGTAGATAATCAAGATGGGACTCACGAAAGTTTAATATTAAACCCTGAAGAAAGCACTATAGACAGACTCGATATCATAGAAAAGTTCATTAAACACTTGGACGATAATCTCATGGACCTATTCGATAAAGAGGACGAAGTAAAAGCCGCTGATGCCATACTAGAAATATTCAAAAAGCGGGAAAATATAGACATCTTTAACAAAAAAGCGCTTTTTATTTACGTAAAAGAGATAGCAAACGTACAGTCCAATACGATAACAAAAGTGGTAAAAAAGCTAAAAACCTCTTATCTAAAGATATTACAAGACCAGATAGAAAATCACGACAGAGATATTTATACTTAAACGTTATTATGGAATTAGAAAAAGAGATATTTCCAGGCAAAAAAATATCAGACCTCGTTCAAGAAGTTTACAATAGGCAAAATAACCAAGATTCTCACATAAAAGCAAAAATAGACGAGATCTCTGATATGATAGAGGGTCCAGGCGACGCAATTGTATTGATGCCGCAAATTAAAGGCCTCATAGATTCTAGCTTAAAAAATGACGAAGTTCTAGTAAAATTATTGGCGCTATTTCAAAAAGCTTCTCAAGCTGCTCAAAAAGAGGGCGAAGCTATGTCAGAGTTACTTTCTGAAAGGGACATAGAACAATTAATGAAAGAGGTTAATACTATCAATAACACTACAAAACA